TTACTCGCTCATCTTGGCACTGCGAAGACGCGTGACGTTCTCGCCCGTTTGCTTGGCAAACTCATGCGGCGTCACATGGTCCTCGCGGTTCGCCTCCAGAAACCGGCTCCACCAGGTCATGATCATCCGGCGCTCTTCGAGGAACTCGGCCTTGTGGGTATAAGCGGCGCGCACGTTGTTGCGTTCTTTGTGGCTCATCTGCCGTTCGATGGCCGTCTCTGACCAAAGTCCGGATTCGACCAGCGCACTGCACGCCATGGCTCGGAACCCGTGGCCGCAGATATCCACTTTGGTGTCATAGCCCATCGTCCTTAGCGCGGCATTCACCGTGTTCTCAGACATCGGTTTCCACGGTTTGGCATCTCCCGCGAACACCAGCTCGAACTTGCCGGTGATCGCGTGGATCTGCTCAAGCAAGCCCACTGCTTGCGGCGATAAGGGTACAACGTGAATGTCTCCGGCCATTTTCGTACCCCTTGTGGAAAACGGTACGCCGTCGAGCGCCGGGCGAGTGTCGGGGATCTCCCAGATGCCGCGATTGAGGTCGAACTCGTTCCAGCGGGCGAAGCGCAGCTCACTGGAGCGTACGAACACGTGCAGCGACAGCATCACGGTAAGGCGTGTGAGTGGACGACCTTTGTAGTCGTCGATGCGTGCTTGCAGCTCTGGCAGCCGCGATAAGGGTAGTGCGGGTCGATGTGTAACCCGTGGTGCTCTGATCGAGCCGTCGAGGTCGTGAGCCGGGTTCGCGGTGATCAGCCGCAGCCGTTTGGCTTCGCGCATGATGCTTTGCAGGTAGTTCTTGATCCTGAGCGCCACGTCGATGGTGCCGCGCTTCGTCACCGCTTCCAGTGGCTGCATGAGGTCGTGGGTGTCCAACTCAACGATTGCCCTGGCACCGAGCAAAGGGAATACATGAGTCTTCAACCGGCTGAGTACAGTCTTGGCGTGGCCCGGCGCCCACTTGGGCACCATCCCGGCATACCAATCGAGCGCAACGCTTTCGAAGGTACGGCCATTGATTACGGCTTGCACCTTGGCCTGCTGCTTGGATTGGATGGGGTCAATGCCGTTGGCGAGCTGCTGTTTAAGCTCGAAGCGCTTGTGGCGAGCGTCAGCCAGCCCGACCACCGGGTAATTGCCGAGTGAGGTGAGGCCCTCGCGACCATCGGGCTTCACGTACCTGAGCCGCCAGCCTTTGCGACCGTTGGGCTTCACGAGCAGGTAAAGGCCATCGCCGTCAAAAAGCTTGTACTCACGTTCGCGAGCCTTTGCAGTGCGGCAGGCGTTGTCGGTAAGGGGAGCCGTTGTGCGAGCCATAAGGGTACTTTCCAATGTCGAATTGGTAGGTATCCTTAAAAGTACCCTTATTAGCGCTGGCTACCCTCGGAATCCGACGGAACGCCAAAACGAAAAAACCCGCCAAAAGGCGGGTTTTTCGGGGGTTCCAGAGATTTTGAAAGCTCTCTATGGAACCTTGAATGGTGCCGGCACCAGGAATCGAACCCGGGACCTACTGATTACAAGTCACCTGCACACAACAATTAAATCAATGACTTATGCCATTTTCTTGTTACGTGCCAACACCCGAAAACCCAGTGTTTTCAGGGGGTTGCAAGGGCTTGTTACGCAAGGGGGCGGGGGGGCTTTGTATCGGAAGGGTCTACCAGGGGAAGGCTGAGGTCGTAGATGTCGAGCATGGCTTCGTCACGGTGGCCGCTGGCCTCCTGTTTGTCTGCTCGAGTACCTGGTGTATCGGTGATGCCGCGGCGCTTGAGGTCGTGCAGGCCATACCGCTCCTCCTCGAGGATTACACCGGCCGCGACGGCCTTCGTCATGAACCGCTGCCATGCCGTGTCCAGCCCTGACTTGCTCAGGGCCGTGCCTTGGCTGCCAACGATCAGCGGCCGCCGCTCCGGGCGCAGGGGCGTGGGGAACTTGCGAGCAGTCCAGATCTTCAGCCGGTAGGCCTTGGCCTCGTCCCATACGGCCCGCAGACGCGGGGTCCAGCGCACTATGTTGTCCCGGCTGCCTTTCCGGCGGTTGGTCTGAACCCCTTCCTCGAGCTCGTTGGCGTCGGTCAGCGTGACGACCTCGATGCCGCGCAGCCGGCACAGGTAGGCCAGTTCCATTGCGATACTCAGGTACACCGGGCAACTGCTGGGCTCGTTGCGATGCAGGCGGCCGAGCGCCTTGGCCCGATCGATCATTTCTTCCATTACCGATATAGATGGCAGACGGCGCTGTCGGCGCTCTTTGGGCGCCTCAATGCCCTGGGCGGGGTTGCTGTCCAGGTAGCCGCGATTGCGGCCCCACATCATGACGCGGCGCAGGTATCGCAGCACATGGGCAGCTTTTGAGGGGGTGCCCTCGCCTGAGATCTTGTCGACCAGGCGCTGCACCAGAGCGGGAGAGAAACGCCGCACCGCCAGATCGCCAAGAGGTTTGCCCATCCTGGTTGGTTGGTTCACCAGGACTTCGCGGCAGTAGACGTAATCGGCCTTGGTACGGGGCGTCAGATCATCTTTGAACTGTGGGCTCAGGTGGAACTGGTCGCACAGGTAGCGCAGGGTTTCGCGGTCAGCGTTGCTGACTTCGTCCATGATGCGATGCAGTTCGACCATTGTGGCGTCCGCCGGCGCAACGTTGCGCCGGCACTGTTTGCCATGTTCGTCGCGGTGGGAGGTGTACCAGACCCCGGAGCCCCGGTGGTCAAAGTAAATAGCCGCGGGGAGCACGGCTTGGTCGATGTGACTTGGGATATGCGGATTGTGCTTCCGCTTGCGGGCCTTCTTCATAGGATGTCGGCGTCGTATCGCTCCGATTGGCCAGGGCCAACGCCGCCGGCACGATTGATAAGGTCAATGGTAGTCCAGGGCCCGGACTTGCCCCGGAACATGCGGATGCCCTGCTGGACCAGGGTTCGCTCAACGTCCGATCGACGCTGATAACCGGTGATGCGTTGGAGGTCCTCAAAGCTGAGAACGTCGCTGATTCCATTCCCCATACTATGTCTCGCAAAAGCGCCTGCCGGCATTATCGTTTAATGCCGGCAGGGTGATTATTAGAAGTGGTAAGCAGAGTTTCTAGGAGCTACTGAGTCAGCCATAACAGAATCCCATCAACCCCGTGACCCACCATGTCACGCGTTGAGCCAGCTCAAACGCGAGGCCTGCGCTGAACCCCGTGAGCAGCGCTACTTTGATGATTGCCGTGTTGGTCATTTTGGCTTTCTATCAGCGCTGTGCGGTGAACTGGACGTGTGAGTCGGTGCTGCAGCGGTTGGCTGCGAACAGATCCGGCTGTGCCATCTGTGCGCCAAGCTTGTTGGCCAAAGCCCGAGCAGCTGCATCGGCGCTGATGGTGCTACTGGCGGTTAACTTCTCGCCTCGAGCCCGGGCTGTATACGTGCCGGCGCTCAAGCGAACGGTGATCACCAGGTCGTCTGTTCTTTGGGTGCTGTTCATTCGGCACCGCCATGGTCCGCCAGACCTGGGTTTCCGTACTTCGCAGCGCCGCATTTGCAGCGGTAGAGCCCAACCTTGGTGATGCGGCCCACACGGCCTTTAAGGTGGCTGGTCACGACATTGCGCACGAATTTCCAGCTGTGGCGTTTGCCCAGGGTACAGGCCTTCATGCTGTAACCCCCTGAGCAGCGGTATGGAGCTTGGCTACCGTCAAGCCCTCTTGTTCCCAGTGCTCCGCCAGGTGCGCGTCCTGTGTCCAATCCTCTACGTTGCCATCTCGCAGTTGAACGAACATGAACGGCTTCTGCTGTCGTGACGGTTCGTTCGCCAGTAGCAGAGCCTCCATGTACCGGATCGCGTCCATGACTTCGTCAGGATCTTCGTCGAACACCTTTCTGGCTGTTGCCACAGCGCGGGCAACAGCGGTTCGCCAGTCTGCGGGTGGATGCTCTACTGGTTCATCTGCTGCCCACCCAATGGCCCGGCGCCGATGCATGAGGTTGAGTGCACTACCAGCACCTTGGGTCAGGTGCGGGGGTTGGTGGCAATTGCCGGCTGCCAGATCCTCGACGAACTCTTCCAGAGCCGCCATGGCCGCCAGCTCGTGACCCCGACTCCAGGCAACAATCTCGCCACCGTCGAACTCTCGCGGGATCGTTGTGCCATGGGCGCCACGTATGACGATGGTGTCGTACCGCGGTGTGGTAGCCTGCTCGGCGCCGACTTCTGGGGTTTCTACTTGCATGTGGTTCTCCTTGGGATTGGCTGGTGCCCGGGAGCGGCAACTCCTTGGCACCACTTCGTTTTCAAATCAGTTCCGGCGGGCCAGGTGCACGACCAGGTCATCGAACTGGGCGTCGTCCTCGACGGAGGATTGCCAGGCCAGCACGTTGTGGATCTGGGCCCTGGTGCAATCGTCGACCAGGATCTCGCGCTGGCCACCGTTTACCCGGACTTCCAGGATCGTCAGCAAGCCGTCCTCGGCGTAGGCGCCGGCGTTGATGACGGGGTAGTTGTGGCCGGCCTGTACCAGGCGGTCTTGCTCCTGCTGCAGCTGGCTGCGACCGCAGGCACTGGCGTTTCCGATCAGCACGCGAATTTGCATAACGACTCCTTGCTCAGGCCTGGAACATCCAGCACTTGACGATGGGTTGTTTGGAAATGGTGTAGTTGCCGGTCTTGGCCTGGTGCGCGCGTACAGCACTATCGACGGCCTTGTTGACCTCGATGAGCTTGTGGGAGCGGGAATCCTTGAGCCGATCGCGCAGCTCGTTGATGTCGGCCAACTTCTGCCGGTGCTCGGCCGCACACTTGACGAAGTCGTTGAGGTTGATGGCGATGAGGTGGTCTTTTTTGCTGTGGTTAACCACTGGGCCGTCAGCGTCCAGGCCTTGCAGGTACTCGTACACCTCCCAGAATTCGGCTACGACAGGGTGATCAGAGCTGATCGAGGCTTGGCGCTCGATCGCCATCCTCACGAGTTGGGCGCGGGTGTGGTTCACCTGGTCATCGCTGAGGGGCAGCACCAGGCGCAGGCAGTCGAGCAGGGCCATCATTTGCGCGTGGTTGTAGATGATCCGCTCTACGCGGATGTAACCGCTGAGCTTGTTGCCGCAGTGGTTACAGTGGTTTTCCTCGCCTTGGAACTGGTTACCGCAGGCGAAGCAGTGCGAATGCAGTGCACGCAGCTTGGCCTCATAGACCGGCAGGCGATCCGCGAACAGCTCCAGGACCTCAGCCTCTTTCCGTACTGCCCGCAGCAGGAAGTTACTGAGCAGCGCGCCGTCCAGTCCATTCAGGCGATCGGCCGCGGCGCGGCTTTCAACCGTCACCTGGGGGCGAACGAAGTGCAGTTTGACGATACGGGTCATGATCGCCTCGGACGCCACAACTGGAGCGTTCTGGCTGATCGCGATGGTGCCGCGGAAGGGCGGCTCGTAGGTTTCGTTGCCGGCGGTCTTGACGCCCTTGGTCGCCAGCGTGCCGCCGCCGAAATAGTCCTTCAACTCGTCCCACTCGAAGGTCTTGGCGTGGCTCTTGTCATCGCCGCTGCGATCGGATTCGAGCAGAACGACCGGCATGCCGGATACCTGCCCCATCAAGCGGCTGCGGCCTGCCTTGGTCGACTTGGCAGGGTCGAAACCCTCGTAGCCTTCGCGGCCGAACAGCTTCCACAGCAGGGTGAGCAAGGTGGTCTTGCCGGCGCCGGCCTCGCCGGTGGCCTCCAGGAAGGGGAAAGACTGGTACCGGTGGCGGATCTGCTCGGCGAACAGTGAGCCAAACCAGAAGTTGAGAGCGACGATGCCCTGGGCACCGAAGCAGGTCCACAGCAGGTCCAGCCATTCCGGGCTATAGCGCTTGTCGTCCCGCTGCAGCGCCATCTTCACGCCCTTCTGCAAGCTCTTGAGCTTGAGCTTGCCCATCTCGAAGAATTCCTCTTCGTTTACGCCCACGATCTGGCCATCACGGACGGCCACTTCGTTGAACACGTAGCAGCCGTATTCGCGGCTGTAGCCGATGTAATCGATGGTCTGGACGGTTTTGATGCCGAAAAGCTGGTCTTTCATGATCTTGTCCAATTGCTGTCCACTACCGGTGAACACGGCTCCGGCACCCATGCCGAGAAGTCTTTTCTTGAATTCGCTTGCGGTGGCCACCTGGCTGCCGGTGAAGGTGTTCTTCACGGCCGCGCCGTCGTGCGGGAAGTCGACGCGGAAGAAGTACCAGGACTCGTCGGTGATTTCGTTCCGCTGGTAATACAGGGCCTTCGGATAGCAGTTCGCGATCTCGACCACGCAGCCGGACATGCGCAAAGCCTTGGCCCGTCGCCCTTTGTCGTTGAGTTGCTGGTCTTCCTGGCTCTCGCTGGAATCCAGTGCCTGCATGGCGCTGTTGAACTTGGAAATGTCGAGGCGCCACCAATAGAGGCGGGAGTCGAAGCCAAAGTGGAATTCCTCGCGCTCGCGCCACTGGTACAGCAGCAGTGCCTTCTCCACCGCGCTCTCTGCGATCAGCAGCGCACCGTGGTGCTTAGCCTCGTCCAGGTCGTGCTTGATGCGGTCTGCCCGGGCTTCGTCGTCGTCCAGGAACGCCCAGCGCTGATGCAGATCGTTCCAGTCGACCTTGCGGGCGTCCGGTTGAGGGATCTGGGCCGCTTCGCAGGTGAACCCGAGCGCCCTGGCCTGCTTGACCCACACCTTGGTGTACTTGTGTGCACCTGGTTCGTTGTCGAGCGCCCAGATGAGCTTCGGCGTCTTGCCCTCGCAGGTGGCAATCAGGGCCTTGAGGGACTCCTCGGGGTAGGCGTTGGATGACAGCGCAGCCACGGCAGCGATGCCGTTATGCAGCAGAGCGATGGCGTCGAAGATCCCCTCGACGATCCACAGCTCTTTCACCTCCTGCAGGTCGACGCCGGGCGGGCACCACCAGTGGCCTTTGTAGCTCTTGCCTGGCTGGAAGCGCGCCTTCTTTTTGCCGAACCGTGCCGGCTGATCGATCAGGCGCTCCCAATACCCACCGTGCTCGAGCGGGAAGCGTACTGTTGCAGAGCCAATGCCCAGCTCGCGGTCGAAGTAGTTCTCCTGGGTATACCAGCCCTTGACCAGGTTGAGGTCGAAGCCACGGGCAAATGTGAGGTAGGCGATAGCGCTTGCCGCCGGCTCTTTGTCGGTGGCAGGGGCGCGCTTACTCCAGTCGTCGAACAGATCCGGGTAGATCTCTTTAACGGGTGCCATGTAACGGCACTTTTCCTCACGACCACAGCGAATGAACCACGGGTTATCGTGCCGGGAGAACAGGCGTTTCTGGCTGCACTGCGGGCAGGTGCCCTTGCGCATGTAATCGGTGCCCGCCATGTGTTGCAGGCCGAAGTCGCTTTCCAGGCGCTGCAATACGTCTGCGCGCAGCTGGACTTCCATGGGCTGTCGAATCACCGCGAACGCTCCACGGCCGAGCCCAGCTTTCGTTCAAGCGCCTTGCGAGTACGGCAAATGCCCTGCAAGTGAGGTACGTCAGCGAGCACCTTCGGGCCGCGCTCCCCTGCAGGCACGTTGCGGTACCGGTCGGAATACCAAACTTCAGCCATCGTCAGGGTGTACTGGCTGTCGAGCCATTGCAGGTAGTGCTTCGCCTGCTGCTCGTCCAGCTCGATTTGAAGGTTGATCTTGCTCATTTCTGCCACCAGTGGAATGCAGTTTCCCCTTACCCACGCAGAACGGGGCACCGGGAAGGGGGTTGTTCGGGGTTACGTCAGATTTCGCGGTGTTGAAGCATGCGGCGCGGTAGGTAGCGTGCCGGCACCTGGTAGCGGTGCTGGGTGATGGTGTCCAACAAGATGAGCTGAGGGCGGTAGATCCCGCTGGATGGAGAGACGCCAATCATCTGCAGACGCTTGGTGGTCTTGCTCTCGAACTCAGCAACGGCAAGTTCGGCAATGCGCTGTACCAAGTGAGGTGGGACCTCCAGCGACTGACCCAGATATACGCGGCAGCTCTGCAGCACCTGGTTATCACCAGAAAGGTGCAGCCCTTCACGGCGGAACAGGTAAGCCACTGCAGCGCGCTGCATAGCGTCCCGGTAGTCGGTTTCGTGGTCGTTGATCAGGGCGATGGCGTTCATGCGGTTGCTTCCTCCATGTCCAGCTGGTCGAGCAGATCGGGTTGGTTATCCTGTGAAGCGGATTTCATGGCCTGACGCCGAATTGCCACCGGTGCAACGGGCAGTCGAACTGACGGGTTCGGCATCCCGCTGGGGCTCATTTCGTGGGTCATTTCGAACTCGGCGCGAACGGACCAGCCACACGCCTCGTTCACGCACTGCAGGTAGGCGATGCGCAGGAAAATGTGGGTGCCTTCACTGGTGCGAATGCGCATCTTGCTGGTGCAGTGGGGGCATACGAGTTTGTAAGCGCTGCTCATTTGTTGCGCCCCCGCTTCTTCTGCTTGCCGTACAGCTGGATGGTCGCAGCCACCTCTGCCGTGCGTGCAGCCATGTAGCAGGTGAGCGCCTGGATGATGGCCATCGCTTCGTGAGGCTCGATGACGCCATCCTCGATCGACGCCGCAATGAGCTGATCAATGTGCCCAAGCTTCGCGTCGGTTTTGAGAGAACGCTGGTACAGCTCGACGTTGTCCAGATCTTCCGGTCTGCTCAGGGGCACGAACATGCCGCCATACAGCCTGGCAACGAATTCCGGCAAGTGAGAGGTATTGGTGTCCTGCTCCAGCTGGTGAATCTGGTCATAGCTCAGCGGGCGGCTGCCGGCGTTCTCGTAAACGCGGTTGTCGAATTGCTTGAGCTGGAGACCAAGACGTTGGGAGGCGCATTCGCGACCGCCTGGGTAAGCGCACACAACGGCGCTGACAACCTGGCGCAGGGTCTCTAGAACGGGGGATTTCATGTTCTGGTTTCTTCCTTGGGCCAGGGATGGCTATTTTTCGATCTCGCCGATCTTGATACCGAGCAAAACAGCAGCGCGGTGTGCCTCTCCGAACCGGCCTTTTTTGCGACCGTTGAGCAGATCGCTGACCAGGTTCTTGTTGAGGTTGTGCTTGCGACTGAACTCGGCGATGGAGATGCCGGCTCGATCGAGCTTTTCTCGTGCTTGATCCAGCGTAAGGGGGGCGGGCATAGTGTTCATCTGTGTTCAAACGTGTTCATATGCTGACGATTATGCACGCAAAAGCGAGCATGTCAAAGGAATCTGTGTGCAATCGTGTGCAATTGGTGAGCGCCTGCGCGAGGAGCGCGAGCGATTTGGGTGGAATCAAGAAGAACTCGGCCAACTGGGCGGGGTAAATCGCAACACCCAAGGGAAATATGAAAAAGGGGACCGCAGTCCCGATGCGGCCTACCTGGCTGCGCTCGCGGAGAAAGGTGTTGATGTGCTGTATGTGCTTACTGGTGAGCGCAAGCCACAGGCACCGGGCGATATCTCGGCTGAAGAAACTCAGTTGGTTACGCGATATCGCCGAATGTCAGCAGAGGCACGCGTAACCATCGACTCAGTCAGCGAGGCGCTGGCCTCTTTCAACAAGTAGTTGGACCGGATACGCGGGCGCCGGCCCAAGAATTTAAGGCATTCGCAGTCCGGCGGCTGCGAGGGTATGGAATCCAGGGAATGAATGGTTTCGGACGTGCTGTAGTGCGCGGCGCTGGTGCGCTGCTGGTTGCGCTGTCGGTAGGGAATGCCTGCGCCAGTGAGTTCACCGATAGGGTGGAACGTGTCTTCTCCCCGACGATTATTAGGTCTGCTGAAGAGTCAGGGTCGACCGGAAAGGTCGTATTCAAGGTACCCGATCGTCATCCCGAGTACTTTGAAACGGGTGACAAGGCGAACAAAATTTTCGCCATCGATACCGTGCGAATTTTTCGGGATGTTCCCAACCTACAGCGTTTGATCGTGACTGTGCCGAGGGAGCAAGGATCGCAGACCGTTGACGTGACTCGTTCTCAGGTAGAGCAGTATTACGACATCAAGTTAGCTGACATGGAAGGAAATCTGGACGTTTGGCGCGAATCGTTTTCAGGGCGATATGACAATAAAAAATCCCGTGCCGGCTTCGTGGAGAAGTTCGCGGCCGAAAAATAATGGCAATCAGCCATCTTGCGGGTAGTGGCACGCCGGATCCTGCTGAGAATACGCGACTCCCGAGCGTTTAGTACGGTGCCATGGTGGTGCCGAGCGCTTGAAATGGAGTTTCTATGCTGGATCGCAAGTGCCCAAGTTTGAAGGACCTATTTCGTGTTGTATGGCTGTTCTGTCGTAGAAGCGAAGAACAGCGCCGGCACATCGCGATGATTCTTGAAGCATTCGAAAAGCAGGACCTCAAGTAGTGTAATCACGGCCCCGGTCTTCCGAACCCGGGGCTTTCTCATTGTGAGCTGGCCTGCAGCTTTTCCCATTCCCGATCTGCTGCCTTCTGAGCAGATTCCTTGTTATCAAATACACGTTTGATTCGCTTGGGCCTAGTCGCATCGCCGGCTGTCACTGATGCCTCTTTACCGGTGGTCTTGTCGCGATAGAACGACACCACTCCCGTGTATGTCCCGCCTTTTTCCTCTTCGTACAGACCATCTACGGAGTCTTCCGGCAATTTGCTCTCAAGCTCCAGGCTGGTGGTATAGCCGTTATCGGCCGATAGACTGTGGCGGACATTGCCCCCGTACCAGACGATGCCGTCGATCTCGGTCTTGACCCCCCGTAGGCTGTAGGTCAGCTCTGGTATCAGATCTGCGCGCCCTTTGGCCAGGTTGTAGCTGAGCGTGGCGCTACCCCGTTGCAGGCGGTTGAGTTCGGAGCGTGCTGCTCGCAGGGCTGAGTCTCGATCACTGAAGGTGTGACGCAGCTCTTTGACCTTCTCACCGCCGCCGGCAATCGCCTCCTGTTTCTTGGTACTGCCGACATCGTAGTAATAGGCCTTCACTGAGTCGTAACTGTCCCGATCGGCCTGCAGGAAGCGATGGCCATCACCATCGGCCCTGGTCAGCGTGATGTGTGGCAAGGCGGTGCCACTGGCAGTCTTTCCACCGCCGGCCTGCAGGCAGATGAGGCAGCCAGCCTTCACACTGATCACCGCGTCGTGCAGCTCGCCCAGGCGTGTGAGCATGTTGGCATCCGACTCATTGGCCTGGTCGAGGTGATTAACCGCGCGTGCTGCGACCTCCGGCGCAATTTTCGGTGTGAGCCCGTATGCGCTGGCAATTTCAGTGAGGACCGCGCCCAGAGTGACCTCGCTCCAACTGCGCTCACGTTTGGTTTTCAGCGACCCACGCAGATCGGCGGATCGGGCACGGATGCTGAGGATGTCGGGTGCACCACTATGCTCGGTTTCGTCGACGGTGTAGGAGCCTTTATCGACAAGCCCTGTGTCGCTCCAGCCCAGCCACAGCTTCACCACGGCGCCCTTCGGGGGGATGTCCAGCAGGCCATCGTGGTCGCTCAGGGTGATGCTCAGCTGATCAGCCTCCAGGCCACGATTGTCGGTGAGCTCAAGTGACATCAACCGAGGACTGATGACCTTGGCGATGTCCTTGCCATCAACGGTCAAACGGAAGGCAGGCACGCCGTAGGCGCTGTCACGCTGCAGCCCTTGCACCGCATCGGTGAGATAGCCTGTCAGTTGGTCAGCTCCGGTCACAGCAGCGCCCTCAATATGTTGGAGGACGTTGCAACGACAGCGCCCATCAGGTCGACACGGCCGTCATCGACTCGCTTCAGCGTCAGGCTGAACTCGATGCGGCGTGCGGTACCGTCTTGGAAGAAAACGGATCGTGTCTCACTGAGGCTCTCGATAATAAACAGTCCGTAGACCCTGCCGGTGCCTTCCACCAGTGCCCAGGCTTTGCCGGTGTTCGCCATGGCCCGGATCTCGTCGAGGCTCATCATCGAGCCGGCCAGCTCGGGCAGCAGCACGCCCGGGAGCGTGATGTCGTCTTCCCCGCGGCCGAGATACTGCCGCGCAGGCTGTGCGCCGATGCGTGAATTGGCGGCATGGCGCCAGTCGGTTTGGCGCTGCAGCTGCTGATACGCAAGTGTGGGCAGGCTAAAAATGAACATGCCCAGGGCAAGCATCATGTGGTTTTACTCCAGGTCGGTCAGGCTGCTGCGCTGACGTGCGGATTTCACTCTATCCCGTCGATCCAGCTCGGCACTCACCGCTCGAGCAATGACCTGAGGATCCATTCCAGGACTGGTCGGGATTGAAATGTGAATGATGTCGTGGCTGTCATACGTGATCGGCGGCGCCGCCGCGATTGGAGGCCGGCGGTCCACGGTTACCGTAACCGGGGTGATTGACTGCGGATCAGCGCTCGAAGCCTGTACTGTCGGCGGTGGCGGTACCACTGGACGCGCATCAACGCCGCCGGCATGAGCCAGTTGCAATGTAACGGCAGTCAACGCGCCGACCAGTGACTTGGTCCCCACCGTCAAGCCAAGGGCAAGGTTGGCCGATAATCCCGCAGTGGGATCGGGATAGATTGGCTGCACCGCTTGCGTTTTCTGATCAGCAGGTAGTGAACGCACTTCCTGGACGGGGGCTGGCCAGAGATTCCGCGGCGCAAGGGCGTCGGTCAACGCGCGCAGGCCTTCAGTAAAGCTGGAACCGGCATTGGTAGCATCCCCGACCTCGCTTGCAGCCTGCACTTGCGCCACTGGTGTCTGCTGCGCTACCGGCTTGGCCTCGACCCCTCGCGTTTTGTCCAACATACGGCTCAGGGCCGTCAGGCTCACGTCCTGCGAATCGGCATTTGTAGGCACTTTGAAAACAGTGGGCTTAGGCGCGTTTTGTGAGTCATCGCCTGTATGTCCCTCGGGGACCAGCTGATGTGATGCGTCTGGCCGGGCAGTGTCCAAGCCTCGAACGAGCATGCGGCCTACCGTGGTCAGTGCTGCGATGACCCAGCTTGGTTCGGTCTCCTGGATTGGACCATTGGTGCTTGGCCCGCTCGGGAAGGCTCCTGCAGCCACGGGCTGGACTACGGGGAGCTGGGGTACTGCAGGGGTGTTCTCGGTACCGTTGGCCAGGACGCGGTTGATGCCGGCTAGAGCGGCGATCAACTCACTCTGCTCGGGGGCCGGTTCACAAACATGCTCACCAGGTGCGATTGGTGACGCTGTCACAGCCAGTGGCAGGGTGACTGGCGGCCGTTGCTCACCTCCAATGTCATCCGCCCGAGTAAGGGTTTGGTTCATGCCCGCCAGTGCGGCAACCAGAGGAGCAGTATCGGCCGATGCTGCTGGGCCACCCGTTATAGGAGTAACGGGTGGAACTTCGACTTTCAGCGGCAGGGGCACGGAAGGTCGCGGAACTTGCGCCAGGGCTTCGATCGCCGGGGCTTGCGCTGCCTTGGTGATCTTGAGTGATTCGTGAACTGAGTCGGTTGGATCGGCGTTGTCCACCTGGAGCGCAGCAGCCTTCAGCTTAAACGAGCCAGCTTTACTCAACTGCTGGCCCATCTTCGCCACTGCGTCCATAGGCCCCTGAGCGCCGTTATTCAGGCCCTGAGCGAGCCCCTCGGTGGTAAACCCACCAAGTTCAGCAAATACCCTAGACGGGCTGTGTATCCCGAGTTTTTCCTTGAACCAGCCGATGGCCGAGCTGCCAATGCTGGTGACTGCATCCTTCACCGCTCCCAGACCGGCTGTTAGTCCGTTGACCAAACCATTGACGATCATGCCGCCGAACTCGGTGAAGCGTGACGGCAGGTCAATCCCCAGATAGCTGAGCACACCCGCGAAGGCAGCCGAGATCGCAGCGAGAGGGTTGAAGTTGGCCAGGCCGTTCATGATGCCGGTGATCGCCCCGGTGAAGCCGGCCTTGATCTCAGTCCAGGCGCCTGCGAAGTAGGCCTTCACCTGATCCCAGTTTTGATACAGCAGGTAGGCCGCGCCGGCCAGAGCGGCGACGGTGGCTGCAATTGCCAAGGCAACTGGGTTTGCTGCCAATCCCCATAGGGCAATGGACACGCCCCGGATGGCGGTCAGCAATGCGCCAGACAGTACGCCGACCAACTTACCCACCACCGGCAGTATGGCGCCGCCCTTGATAGCGAACATAGCCATTCCATATCGGGCGAGTGCGAAGGGGCCAAGGAGGCTCGCCATGGCTACGGTAAGCGTGCCCATGCCAGTGACTAGGACGGCCACGGCCGCGGCGCCTTTGGCCAGGCTGGCGGCCAGTTCGGGGTTTGCCTCGATCCACGCGCGTGCCGCACTCACTATGCTGGTGATGGTCTGGACAAGATCACGCAGAGGGCCGTTTTGCCCATCCATGAGCGAACCGATCATCGCGCTCCAGGTATCACTGAGCCTATCCAAGTCACCGCTCAGGTTGTCACGGAAGGTTTTGCCCATTTTGTCGGCTGCGCCGGTTACATCCCCGAGAGCTGTTGTTCCCTCGGACAAGGCCTTTAGGAAGCTTGGAATCTGGTCAACCGCCAGCTCTTCGAGAGGTGTACCAAAAAGAGCAATCGCGGCATTGGCTCGCTCAGCTGGATCTTTGATCCGTAGAAGCGCGCCCGCGGTTTTCATGAGTGCTTGACGGGCATCCGGGCCGCCTTTGGCAACGGCTGAGGACATTTTTTGCGCGTTTAGACCTATCGACGCATAAGCTTCCTGGCTCGACTTGGACATGTTCGAACCGAGTAGGGAAAACTCCTTGATAGCGTCGCCGGTTTTATCCAGGGCGAACTTACCTTGAGCAGCCTGTTTAACCAGAAGGCTCATTGCCTCCTCACCGCTGTACCCCATTCCGCGGAAGAATGTGGAGTATTCGTGCAGGATCTCAGGAAGCTCGCCACGCATTTGCGAAGACATCTTCTGCATGCCAGCCGTGACGAGGTCAAAAGCTTCATCGCTGCTCTTGGCTAGCTTGTTCTGGAGCATGATGCCGACCATCTGCATCGCTTCTGCGACATCTGTGCCCATCACTTGAGCGAGGTTGAGCGCTTTGCGTGCTGCGCCATCTAGCTCTTTGTCGCTGACATCGCCCAATACACCCAAGGTGCTTTTTGCCGCAGAGACTGCCACTCCAATTTCGTCGATATTGCTGCTGACGCCGTCAGTGCGGATGTCGCGGACAATTTGCGTGTACTGATTCGCACGATCAGGCGACTCCCCCGACTGCGCCGCAATCATTGATCCTTGGTGCCTAACCTCAAGCTGAGGCGCGATCAGCGCAGCACCAGCCATGCCGGCGCCCACACCCGCAGCGATCCCTGCTGCACCGGCACCGGCCATCTTGCCGGCGCGTCCCTGGGCTTTCTCAAGCCGCTCTTTGGCTTCTGCAGCTTTCCGCTGGGCAGCCGCCAGCCGCTTGAGCTGCGCTTCCTGCTGCTCAATGGTGGTGTTGGTTTGGGCCATCTGTTGGCGAAGGGCGGCGTTGTGCTGGTTCAGCTTACGGGTATCGATCCCGGCCTCACCCAGCCGCCGTTGGAGGCCTCGCAATGTTTCCTGCACGGCCTTCTGCTGCTGTTTCAGCTCATTGGTGGCGCGGATGGCGGCCTGAAACTCGGCCGTCATCTGCTTGGTCGGGGCGTTCACGGCTGACATCGCCCGGCCCATTTCCTTCACCTTGGCCCGGGCGGCGTCCAAGGCCTGGGCCGTCTGGCGTGCCTGGGCGTTCTGCTGACGCCAGGCGCCGACATCCTTCTGCTGAGCATTCAGCTCTTTCAGGCGATCGCGTGTCGCTTTGAGCGCGCGGGCGGTCTCCTGTCCGCCCTTGTTGATCTGTCGTAGCGGAGCGGTGGCTTTGTCCACGGTGTCCAGTAGCAATCTCAGCCGTAGATCATTTGCCATCGTTGCTGCTCCTAACCCGCGCTCGCTCGCGCCAATCCATCAAATCTCGGACGGTCAGCCTGTCCATGTCGGCTGGCGTCCAGTGGAAAACCACGGCCAGGTCGGCCATGGCGTCTTCTACGCAACCAGGGATGCGTCCTTCTTCGTCTGCTTCTGCAGCAAAAAACCGGTGACCTTGCCGCCCAGGGCAACCAGGTCAGCAGGGTCCAGCTGGGCCACTTCCTGCGCGTTCAGCTCACAGATCCGTGGCAGCAGCTTGATGAGGCTGGCCACATCCCAGTTCAGCAGCTCGGCCAAGTGCAGGCCGCGCAGTTCGCCGGAACTCGGCTTGCGCAGGGTCACGGTCTCGATGACGGTGGTGCCGCGCTTGACCGGCGTGTCCAGTTCGACGGTGTTTTCGCCCAGGGCAGCGGCCTTGGCTTCGACTTCGATGGTTGCTTCGTTGACTTTTTCCATGATGACTCCGGTTACGAGGTTCAGATGCCGAGGGCGCGGCGTTGCTCAGCGAGCAGGTCGACGCCATTGACGATTTCGATGAAGTTGAGGATGTCGATCTCGACGATGACTTCCCCGTTGACGGTGAGCTTGTAGTAGGTGAGAGGAGAGGTGATCGAGTGCTCGGTGTCCTCACCGGGCGTGGCTTCGCCCATGTCGATGGTTTCGTGACGGCCACGAACCACCACTTCGACATTGGCGTATTCGCCGGTATCGTCCTGCTGGTAGGTCCCGGTGAAGCGCAGCAGCACGCCGTCAGCTTTGACGGCGCCAAACTGGCGCATCGCAATGAGATCGAAGCCACCAAGCTTCCACTCCAGCTGCATGCCGTCGTCGGACAGGCCCAGATCAGCCTTGGCGGTACCGTTCATGCCGCCGCCGCGGTAGGCCTCCATTTTCCGGGCCAGGGTGGGCAGGGTGACGGACTTGCATACGCCCAGGTAGCTGTTGCCGTCGTTGAAAAGGTTCATGTTCTTGAGCTTGCGAGGCATTGCCATAGCAGCGGTCTCCGTCAGCTATTGATGCTGCTGGCGAAGTTCGCCAGGTAGCGGTCAGTGATGCGCTGGCGCAGCGTCAGGTCTTCCAACGGCGGCACAGGCGTGTAGTCGTAATCGATGAAGAGCTTGCCTTCCTTGAGCGTGGTGGCGCTGTTGGCCTCCTCGTCGTACCAGGCGCTGCCACCCAGGATGTAGCCGCCGGCGACCAGTTCGCGGAACTTGGCGTTGATGCCTTCCAGGATGTCCCGCACCAGGGAGCTGTGCATGGGCTTGTCCATCGCCCACAGGTGGGCGTCGGCGATGCTGTCAGCGAGGACCTGAGCCGTCCGGGTGTAGTTTTCGAAGGCGAACAGCGGGTCGTCGGTGCAGGTGCGGCTACCCCAGAAACGGAAACCGCTCTCGTTGATGAGGGTGGTCACCTCATTGCCGTTCAGGTAGTTCGCATCGGTGGCGGGGTTCTGCAGATCCCAGAAGACGTCGGCACTGATGCCGGTCACGCCATCGACCGGGATGTTGGAGAGGGTTTTGTGCCAGCCGACCTCTTGGTCCAGCTTCGCCCGCAGGCCCAAGGCGCGTGCCACTGCCGGTGCGGTGACGGTGGTGTTGGTGCTGGTGCTCCACTGCAGGAAGTCTGGCCAGATCACCATGGCTTCGCGGGCGCCGAAGTTCTCGCGATAGGCAGTGGCTTCTTCCTTGGTCTTGCACCCGTTGGCGCTGAGGTAGGCAAAGCCACGCAGCTGCTGAGCGATCGAGACCAGGGCGGTGGCCACCGGCAGGGTATCCAGACCAGGTACGCCCAGAATCCGTGGCTTGACCTTCAGTTGAGACTGGGCGGCCAGCAGCGCCTTCATGCCGGTGTACTTGCCCGAGGCATTGGTGCCGCCAATGATGTTGCTGGTGGTCTCGGCGTCGGTTGTGCCGGTCGCAACGCGGACGACGATGGTGAGGGGCTTGGTCTGGTCCGCGATAGCTTGCAGGGTGGGCGCCAGGGTGCCCTTGGTGCCGGCCTTCGCGATGGCGCTTTGGACGTTGGTCAGCAGCACGGGGGTGTTGAGGGGGAACATCGCCGCGTCAGCATCTTCTGCGGTGCAGACGACGCCGACAACGGCGGTGGAAACGGTGCGGATCGGCCTGGTGCCCTCGTTGATTTCGAGGACACGCACGCCGTGGTGGTATTCGCCGGCCATGGTAGGTGCCTGTGCAGTGGTGGGATGACACTGCACAGGCTGCCGCGCGCGACGAGGTGAAGCGATGAACAGGGCTTGTAGAGAGTCACTCTACAGGATCATCAGGCGTTGCCGACGCCGACCACACTGGCGTTGATCGCGGCAATGGCGGCATCGGCAATGGCCTCGGCCTCGTCATGGCTGGCCGCCTTTAGCGCCTGCTGCTTGCCCTTCAGGCGGGCAGCGCGGATGGTGTACAGCGCGCCTTTCCAGGCGGCCGCCTCAGCCAGGATGTTCTCGGCGGCTTCTTGCGGCGACAGGTCCGCAGCATCGACCCAGGCCTGCACCGTGGGGGGCACCTCGCCCTCGAAGCCAGCCGCCTGGAAGGCTTGGGCCTCTTGCTCGGCCAGCTGGTATTCGATCACGCGCAGCGAGTTGCCAACCACTGCGACGCGGGAATTGTCGGCCGCTTCGTCGATCTGCTGGGCGGCGCACAGTCGTGCAGCACCGAGCGGCAGGATCGCGAACTCAAAGCCGTTGTAGTTGTTACCGTTGAAAGTGACGTTTAGGTTGTCTTTACGCATGGTGACCTCTGGTTCGGATGGTTTAGAGCTTGACGATGTTGGTTGTCAGCCAAGGGATAGTGTTGGGGTCCTTACCAGCCGCCACCCCGTTCAGCAGCGAACCTTCCAGTGCGGCGGGAATGGTGCAGTTGATCGCACTCAACGACACGCATGGGAAACCCGCACCAACAATCTTGCCGGTGAAAGTGCCGCGCAAGGCGAACGCTACGTTGTAGAGCTTCACCGGCATGAAACCAGGTGCCTTGCTGCCGCCGGCATAGATCATCGAGTAGTAAGTGTCCTGTGCAGCTTGCAGGCCGCCGGCCGAATCCGGTAGCGAGATGGTCATGTCTGCGAAGTCGACCGAACTCGCACGGTTGAATTGGAAACCACCGAACCGCTTCATACCGTTGGCCCCAAGGTACTCATTCAAAATGAGTTTCCGGGTAGTGGAGCCTTCGGTCTCGCCGCGAATCATGATCCGACGGCTGCCTACCGACACGAACTCAGTGTGGGTGTAATCCTCGACCAGGATGATGTCGGCCACCCCACCGCTCGGCGTAGCAACAACAGCTCGGCCAATGGTTTTGAGTGGACTGTCGGAGTTGCCCAGTGCATTGTCGTCACCGATCAGCTGGTTGACGTAGAACGTGCGCGAGATCGCCGGCGCGGCGGCGACAGCATCTGCAATTGCCTTGGCAATCGCCGTCTTGGCGGTGGTGAAGTAGTCGATCAGCGAGGTGACCTTGCTGCTCAGTCCTGCGATTTCAGTTTCGAGACTCATAGGGTCTTATGCTCCGTGGATCAGTTTGGTCAGTTGGGTTTGGGTGGAAATGGTGGCTTCTGCAGCAGCAATGCCCATGCTGCGCAGGCCGTCGTGGTCGACTTCATGCCGGCGCTCAGCTGTTGCAAGGCGCACGTCTCGCCAGTCGGCTTGCTCGATCACCAGCCGCAACTGTCTGGTAAGCAAGGTGATCTGGTCTTGCAGGTCCAGACTGCGCAGTTGTTCGCTCAGCGCAGCCTCGACCGCGCGAACGCCAACAGCCAGCGCCCCTTCATGGTCGAGCGAGTGCCGGTACTCGGCAGTGCCCAAGCGTTCGGTGAGGCTGGCCAGCTGGCGTGCCGTCTGCGCGGCGGTGCTTTGCTGCTGCCGGGCCAGATCGGTGATTTGGTCTTGCTGCTCCAGGCTGCGCAGCTGCTCACCGACCAGGGCGCTGGCCATGGCCGCCAATGGCGCCGCCAATGACAGGTTCAGGCCCGCCGGACTGCTGACGATGGTCACGCTATCCGCCGGCAGCGCCGTCAAGGACAGGTCGTATGCCAGCAGCAAATCGGTATTGGCCGGCTTGTAGGTCAGTGCATCTGACGGGTGCGACCACACTGCCAACAGCGTGCCATCGGCCAGCAGAAAGCCGATTTCACGCACCCAGAACGCGGCCGGGCCATCGGCGAGGGCGGTGATGTGAATCAGGCTGTCACTCAGCCGCTCACCGCCGGCAATGGGGTACTTGGCCACCTGGGTGCGCAAGCTGGTTTGCTCATTGGTCGGGGTGTAACCCGACGTACCGAGCGCGACGTGGGTGATCTGGGCAGAAAGGCCGGTGTTGGTGGCATTCCAGACCGCCGCCAGGCCTTTCTTGGTTATCACCGGTTGTAAAGGGGTACTCATAAAACAGCCTCCATCGTGCCGCGCACGACAATGCGGGCCTGTACCGCATTGGCGGTCAGCACGGTTGCTTCGGAATGGATCGGAACGGGCTGCGCCTCGGCATAACCCCGAGTCACAGCACGCGCATGGGTAACGCTGGCGAGCTGCAGCGCCTGCTCAGAACGCGGAATCGGTACCACCGGCGTTTCCATCGTCAGCCGGTGTAGCTCCCGCGCCTGGGTGGCGTTGGCGAACTGCAAGGCCTGCGCCGATGGATCCACCGGAACGGGCGCAGGCTCCACCGTCTTGCGATGCAGAAGCTGGCCCTGACTGGCCCCGGCGGCTACCAAACCGCCATCGAACCGGGCGCCAAGCCGGAAGGTGTAGTGGCTTCGCTCGTTCTTGGCCGCGTCGACCAAGGCACGCAGGCGTTGCTCCAGTTGCGGCGAGATGATCGAGCCTTCGCCCGGCCGGTTTTCGTTGGCCCACGCCGTGACCTGGAACGTGTACGGAGCGGCGTTGGGGATCTGGTGCCACTCTTTGACATCCGCGTTTACCCGCACAGCCCTGAGCACCCGCTTGATCGCGCCGACCGTGCCTTTGGTCCGATGTACCGGTATTGCCTCGCTGATCAGCTCCCGGCGCTGGTCGTCGGTGTACGCCGCTTCCCAGCCTTCAACCTTCAGTGCCCATCCCAGCCAGGGCAGGAAGTTCGCCGGGCAGCGGGCCGAGTCAGCGACCCCACGGATAACGTCTGGATCAAGGTCATGATCCCGGGCAGCTTCTAACACCCGCTCCAGGAACGTGGAATTTGATGGGAGAAGGCTCATGCGACCACCTTCGTGCTGAGAGAGATCGACACGCACTGGGGGTAGTGACGCTTGTCGCACACGATTTCGGTGGTGGGCTTCTTGAGGTCTACCCGGCGTACGCCTTGCACATGCAGGGCTGCATATACCGCTGACAGAGACAGCTGGCCTTCCAGATCCCGTGCTGCAGCTACCGCCTTGTCCAGGCTTGCCCGCGACGCAGCCTGGACTACAGAAGGCTCTGGCCCGGGCTCCAGTTCCAGGGTAGCCAGCACTTCGAAGTTGACCGGCTGACCCAGCTGGGCCCGCGGTCGATCGGTCACGGGCCGCACGCTCTCGGCGGAAAGGCCAGCCTGAACCTTGGCGACCAGATTCTCGGGAGTCTCTTGGCTATCAACCCGTGGCAGTACGGCCAGGGATACGTCCCCCGGCAAAGGATCGGTCAGGCCAGCGGTGTAGTCGCATACCAGGACAATGGCACCTTCGGGGAGCAGGGCTTTCAGCTCATCGGACACCGCTAGGCCGCTGAATCGAGGAGAGTCCACTGATACGCTGGCGATATTGGCGGAGGCACTCAAGCCATGGAACTCATAAGCCCCGCGACTGCCGGCGCTGGAGAGCGCCTCCAGAGATAACCTGGTGCGATACCGCAGGGCTTCGTCGCTTTCCATAATCGCGGGCTGGGGCGGCACAGCGTCTGGCTCTGCCGGGCGCAGGGTCAGCCTTTGCACACCGTAGTCCGCCGCGCGGTTTTCCAGATCAGCGCCCGTGGCATACGCCAGAAGGCTGGCTTTGGCCGCATCATTCACGCGCTGCCGGAGCACTAGCTCGCGATAAGTGCTCTCCTCGATGAGCTTGGTGACTGGATCCGACTTCAAGGCAAGCCGTGCTGCGATAGCTGGCTGCTCGCCCGCGGGGTAGCTGCTGAGGTACTGGGCCTTGCGGGTGACCAGGAGCGCTTCGAAGTCAAGCATTTCCACAACATCTGGCGGGGGCAACAGGCTCAGATCGATCATGCGGGTGGCTGTCATTGCGCAGCCCCCAGCTGTATTGGGGTCCGGATGTTCAGCGCGGCGTTGGTGTCGTTCTGCTTCGCCTCGATTTCAAGGGTGGCGCCACCGGATAGGGAATCGACGTCCAGGCGCACGACGGCCAAGGTGATGCGTGGTTCCCACTGCATGATGGCCACGGCCGAGGCGGCGTACAGCCGCAGACTGTTTGCTGCGTTTAAGGGCTGGTCGATCAGCTCGGGGACAAGGCTGCCATAGTCCCGGCGCATCACCCGCGTGCCGATGCGAGTGGTCAGGATATCCACGATGGACTGGGCGATGTGCGCCTCTTCAGAAATGGGCTCGCCGGTGTGTCTGTTCATTTCACTGGGCTCCCGGTCTTACCTGGTCCAGGCATTACACCCCCGTGCACGTGCTCAACCAGGCTGATGCCAGCGGCGATGACGTCGATCGACACCTCCACCTTGCCGGTGACCTTCTGGTTACCGGTCTGGGTGTAATTACCTTCATGCACGATGTCGCCGACGATGCGGATCCCGCCGTCGCTGATTACTTCGGATGTGCCACCGGACGGCAGGATCGCTCGCAGGTGATGCGCAACGCTGTCGTACTCGACCACAGCGCCATCGGCGTAGGTTCTGCGTTTGAGGCCTGCGCGATCGCCGTTTGCCGGGATCTGGTCACTGAACAAGCCGGTGATCGCGATGCCGTTGGCCAGTTGTCCGCTGGGGGACAGCAGGATCACCTGCTCATCCACTGTAGGAGGGTCCCACTCTCGGTCGGCACCGGCTCGCAAGGCGAGCCAGGGCAACCAGGTGGTCAGGATGCCGCCAGTGCGAACCTGGACACGCGGCGGCGCATGTTGCACCTCGGCGATCGTGCCAAGGCGGACCAGGTTTTCGAGCAGGCGGTTGAGTTCGGCGATCGAGTTCATGGCGCGATGGTCGCGCCACGCACGCGCAAGCGCAGCACGCTGCGCTTGTAACACGGCGGCCTACAGGCTGAGGTGGGAGAGAATGGCGTCCTTCAGGTTTTCCAGATCCGCGCTGCTGACGCCCAGCAATTGCCGTTCTTCGTACTGGACCGTTGGCCCACGCGGGGCGATTCGGTCGCGCAAGCCGTACTGGTGCACGCGGGCAATGCGGCCGACTCGGCCGGAGAAACCGACCCCGATGCCTTTAGCGTCACCGCTGGCCTTCAGATAGTTGGCCCGGCGCAGCTTCTGGAACATCTTGGCTTTGGCCTTTACGCGGCCGACCTTCTCACGCAGTTTGTGGGGGCGACGGGGGGCAAACGGGGTGCCGTCGGGATTCCGCTGGCTTGCGATCCGCGTCTGTTGCTGCCGGCGCAGCTGCTGCGCAAGAGTGCGGGCCAGTTTGATGCGGCCAGCTGGCTCAAGTCGCTGTAGGAGTGGGCCGGCGAAGTCCTCCAGGTCGTTGAGGTTAGCCATGAGTTGGACGCCGCGGGTGCATTGCTGGAAGAGCCATGGTCTCTGCCGGGGCAGGTGGTTGCCACTCGGCCACCAGTTCGCCACCCGCATACAGGCTCACTGGGCCGTGTTCTACGAAAGGCTCATACGGCAGCTCGGGAGCGTGGGTTACCTGAAACGTCCCATCGTCCTGGCGCTTCACCACCACTCGCTCGGTCAGCGCCAGGGTGATGCTCATGTCCACTTTCGACCCATCCAGGATGTCGGCTTCGAACTTGATCCCTTCGGCGGACTTATCCAGGTTCGTCATCAGCTCGGACTGGTTTACCCGCGCCCAGCCTAGGATCGGCAGCATGACGCTGTCTGGGTCGCCGGCGAAGTCGGTGAGCATGATCTGCAGCGTGTAGCCATATTCGAAGGACAGGCTTGCGGCGGCGGTGCATCGGACCTTGCCGGCATCGATGAACATGAGCAGTCGTTCGGGGTTGTTCTTCAATCCTGGTACTGCGGCGAGCAGATGCTCGCGAAGGCTATCTGGCTTGTCCATGGGTCACCTGGTGCTGGTAAACAAGATCGACCTGGGCGGCACATTCGGCCCAGGCCAGTTCGGTGCGCTCTTGGTCAGTCAGCAACTGGCCGTTGCGGGTCGGGGATGTTGCTTGCAGGATGCACGGCACCACCGCTGGACAACCACTGACGGTAAGCGTCGGCGCCGGTGATGGCGGGGCGCTGCCGCAGCCGGCGAGCAGCATCAGGCAAAGGCCGGTCAGCCCATTCCTGTAGTTCCTTGATTTCATGCTTGAGGTCCTCGATCTGCTGCTCGCGCTTCGCCAGGCCTGTGCGCAGCTCGCCCTGGAGCGTCAGCAGCTTTTTTTGGCCGTCACGAATGGTCGTAAGCGTGGCTATCAGTTCGTTGGTGTTGGCGAGATTGCGCTCTGCCGTGGTCTGCGCGGCGGCGATTTGCTCCTCGAGGAGCTTGGTCTTCGCATTGTTGGCATCGAGATACTGGTCGATACCCCAGACCGCCAGGCCCAGAATGAGCGGTATCGCAATGGCGCCGGCGAGCAGGAGCGGGGCAGGGCGCAGGTCAATCATTTGCGGTACCAGCCCAGTGCATTCATGTCGGATTCAGTCAGCTTCTGCACGTCGCCGATAACTATCAAGCAAGGCGAGGCCTTGAACTGGAGCAGGGCCTTGCGCAGCTCTTCGAGCTGGTCGGGGTCAAAATCTTCCGGAAGAACCAAGACATCGTTCGGGCAGATACGGTGTACAGCGAGGCTGTTGAGCAGGGGAGTGTTCATGCGGCCCCCTGAACGAGTGCACGGTCCTGGTGGCGCTCGAAGGAGCGCTGAAGCTTCACGTCGTACAGGTTTCGCTGGTAGTTGGGGCCGTTGTAGAGCTTGGCCACCGTCGCCCACTTCAACGCTTTGAGCGCCTTGTGCAGCACCTGGTCGGTCTCGATGAATCGCACGAAGGCGTCCAGCTGATCCGCTTCGCTGCGTTTCATGGCCGTCACAAAGTCTTGCACGCTGGAGTAGCCGAGCCTTTTCCAGTGGTAGCCCATCACCTGGAAGCCGCCCCAGCTGGCGGACTCCAGCGCAGCTTGTTCGTCGAACTGGCTCGCTTGGGCAAGGCGCTGATGCTCAGCAGTACCACCGATGTAGCCGCCGGCCTTCGGGTTGACCAGGTTAGGCACCTGCTTGGCCAGTTCGGCAGCCCGCAGGTTCAATTGCTCCTGGTCATCTGCTGGATCCCGTGCCACCTGCAGCCGTTCGTACATGACGTGGCGCTCAAACAGGATGACTGGCTTGCCGTTGTCGAAGAAGCCGCAACCTTGGGATTCAACCTCGTTCAAGGCATAGACCGCGGCTACCGGGACGCCAAGCCGCTGGGAGGCTTTGACCAGGTCCGAGTGTTTCAGCAGCTTCCGGACGTCCAGACCCATCAGGCTGGCCTGAGTTTTCGGCCCGGCCACCCCATCCGATACCAGGCCAGACTTGAGCTGATAGGCGCGTACAGCCTCTTCGGTAGCGTCACCGTAGTCGCCATCGGTCGCAAGCTTGGCGCCCTTGGTATTCAGCTTGCGCTGCAGGTCGCGGACTGCTTGAGAGCGATCGCCGTAGCGAAGTGTAATCATGTGGCGGTTTCCTCTTTGCGTGTGAAGAACTTCTTCGCGGTGGCACGGGTGAACTCGACGCCCAGCAAGCCGATGACGCCGCCGAAAAACGGGGCTGCACTGATCGGTATGCCGATCAAGGACAGGCCATGGCTGGCCGACAGGGCCAGAGCGCCACACAGAGGCGCCTCGACCGCCACTCGACGGATTCCGCCACCGCCGTAGATCACCCGTAGGGCGGCGATGACGATGGCTAGGCCGCCGGCGTACACGGCGGGCCAGTTGTGTTCGAGCCAGGCAGCGAGCCAAGCCCAACTTTCGGGGCGATCAGGCATTTTTTTCCTTCCTTGGTGAAGTGGGGCGAACGATCAGTCCCATAGGCTCACCGTCAGGCGCTCGGGCGCTGTTGTCTGGATTTCGGGAAGCGTGACCAGCAGGCCGGCGGGCAACACCGGGCCGTGACTGGCAAGGCCAGGATTTGCATTGAGGACGGCTTCGGCTACCCCAGCGGTGCGACCGTAGTGACGCCAGCACAGTGCATCGACGGTGTCGTTTTGCTGGGTGCGCTGCTGCTCGGCCATCACAGCAGCTCCACGGTGGTGCGCGATTTGCCCAGGAAGTCGCGGGTGGCCCAGCGTTGATCGCGGCGGTAGTCATCGATGGTCGGCGCCGATTCGTCGGCGTTCTTGCTACCGCTGGCGGTAGTGTCGTAGCCGCGGTACCGCTCGCAGACCTCGGCGCCGGCGGCACACTCGACGGCGCGGACGTACAGGTGTGTGCGCTCCAAGTTGCTGAGGAACTCGTCACCTGGGACGGTGGCCAGGGTAGTAAAGCCCTCGGCCTGCTTGAGGAACCGCCACTTGGCCAGGTCTCTGTTGACGCTGATGATCGCTGCGACTACGGCAGTTTCGAGACGGGCAGGGGTGACGCTGGAATCAATGCGCAGGGTTTGCCGCAGCTTGTCCAGATCGATGGACGGCCAGAAGGGGTCGCTGTTGATGTGGGTGCCCGGCACCGACTCGCTCGGTACCAGGCCGCCTGCAATGAATCCGCTCATGGTCGTGCTCTGAATAGGTCGGCGGTGGTCGGAGCTTCACAGCTGAGCCAATGGCCGCTGATCCGCCCCGAGCCGCCGGGTTGCGTGGGACGCTCGGTTAGCTGGCAGGGCCAGCGAGTTTCTTGAGGAGACGCTCGGCGCTTTCCAGTTCTTTCTTGCCGCCGCAGTGGTTGTCCTGCTCGATCGCACTTTTGAGCAGGTCGATACCGCGCTGCAGCTGGCCCGGCTCGCCCGGGTTGTTTGCGTCCAGGCCTTGAAGGGTCGCTCGGGCCAGCGCCAGTTTCAGCTTGGCACTGACCTCATCCGGCATGTCCTGGTCCTTGGTAAGCTCGGTAGTTCGCAGCAGGATCTCGATTGGGAACGGCTTGTCCGCTTTCTGCGCCTTGAGGGCGTTCTCGGCGACTTCCTCGGCAATCAAGCAGCCACTGGTGCGATCAAAGCGGTTGGCCATTTTCAGACCATGTTCCAAGACGTATGCCGCAACATCGAGGCCTGCATCCCAGTCGCCGGCGTCGAAGCGCCACAGCATGATGGTGGTAACCACATCATCTTGAGCGCCACGGCCCGCAGCCAACACGCCATCGATATAGGGCTTGTATTCGCCGATCAGCTCGGCTTTGAGCAGGCATTTGCTCTGAATCGACTGTATTTGCTTCAGCCGCAGCTGATCTTGCTGCATCTTGGCGAGCATCAGCTCGTACTGATTGAGCCCAGCCATAAGGGCGGCCGGCGCAGTGCTGGCCGCCTCTTTGGCGGCCCGTTTACGCAGCTGGGTTTGTTGCGAAAGGGTCAGGGCCATGGGTTACGCCTCAGACGGGGCCGGGTAGGTGAGGGCCTCGATGTTTTCCACCAGGGCCACAGCGCCGAAGTCTTCGATGACGTAGGCATCGTTGCTGGACTGGTAGTCGGCGATCCGGTCGAACTCGGGTTCATCCTTGACGTGCCGGCGACGTGCGCCTTCCTGCCAGTAAATCGACAGGTTCTTCAGGAAGGTGACCAGAACGGTGCCGGCTGGGAGGAAGGGTGCATCGACAACGGGGAGACCGCCCAGGCGGGCACGGCTGACAATCTCCTGCGCCGCGTTCTCTTCCTGGTTGGAGGCCGCTCCCTTCTCGACGGCCTTGAGCAACTTGTCGTGCATCAGGTCACGGCTAACCAGCACGACCAGGTCCGGGCGAGAGCGGTGCCATGGGTCCAGCATCTGGATGGCGTCGAATACCACACCGTCCAGAGTCTGGTAATCACCGCTGATCTCAGTGTCAACGCCGGCCACCTTGACGATCTTAGTAGCGCCAACCCGGATCTTGCCTTCGACGGCGCCCTCGTCCAGAACACGATCGGCCGCACCTTCGCGGATTTTCTGCAGCCAGCCTTTGTTGACGTCCTGCAGCAGTGGGTTGGCGGTGCGGTCAGTGGTAACTGCCACCAATTTGCCGTTGAAGCCAATCATGATGCGGTCGAGTGCCTGACGCTCGACGATGGCATTGGTGAGCAGGACCTGGAACTCTGGGAATTTTGCCCAGGCATCGAGCAGCGCGTAGGGGAACGACGTGTCGAAGTTGGTTTGCACGCAGTTGTAGCTGTCTTTGGACATTTCGGCGACGTTGGCCGGGTTGCGGCGGTTGCCGGCGCTGGTGTTGGTGCGGCCGGCCACCGGGCCATTGACGCCTGCGAGCAGGGCTTCGCCTTGCTGCTCATCGACCCCGATGATGTTGATCGCTTTCAGGAATGCCGAGGACTCCTGAGTGGCCTTTTCCAGGGTCTGCTGCACGGTCGGCGCGACGTTGAATTTCTCGGTGGCACTGGCCACCCCGTTGACCAGCGCAATTTGCGCGGCCAGGGCGGTGAAGGCGATGCGGGTTGCGTTACGCATTGGGTGTTCTCCGGGTGTTCGAGCTGGGTGGTATCAGAACTGGGTCAGCACTTTGCCGTCGCCACCAGTGGCAGGTGGGCGCTGCTTTTGGCTTTGGTCTTCGGTCTCGCCGAGGCGCTTGACCAGGTCGTTGAAGTCGGTAGTCAGCTTGGTGACCTTTTCGACCAGGTCAGTACGGGCGGCCACTTCTTCAGTGAACGCTTCGCCTTGTTCCTTGGCGTGCGTGGCCAGAGCCTCGATGGCGTCAGTCAGTTCGGAGAACTGGGCGTCATCCTTGACGGCTTTGTCCTTGCTCTTGCCGAGGGCTTCCATCACCCGCGAGAACAGGCCGGCGACCTTGCTCTCGTTGTCGGTGACTTCCTCGAATTCGAGCGCGATTTCAATGGCCTCGGAGAACAGGTTGTCCGGGTCATTTTTTCGCGACTTGAGAGGGTTGGCGTCGGGATGCTGGGCGCTGAAAGTGAGCATCTCGGTGCCCAGGCTGGCCGGGGTGTCGGTTACGGCAATGCCGTCCAGGTAGGCGCGGCCGGTATCGGCGAACTTTGGGCGGATCTCGATGCTGGTGAAGATCTTCTGGCGGGCTTTGTTCAGGGCGATCAGGTCAGCGGTAGGCTCGATCTGGGCGAACAGGGCCAGCTTCTTCTTGCCGGCGACCTCAACTTCTTCGGTTTTCAGTGCAACGACATCGCCATAGGCCTTGAACGGACCGTCCGGCAGAACGCTGCGGAAGTGTTCCAGCCAGACGCGAGCGCCGTAGGTATTCGGGTTGTAGGTTTCGGCAGCATCCACCAACCACTGGCGCTCGATGGTGCGGCCGTCAGTGGTTGCGCCTTCAACGGCGACGCGGAAGAACTTGCTGCGGAATTTCTTGCTTGCTGCCATGCGGGCTGTCCTCAGTGCGGTGGCGTTGTGCCTTGCGATGAGGGGCATGGTCCGCAGCGGGCTGTTATACGGCAACGCGCTGCACTTGTAGGCCTGCGGGCTACAGGGGGCGCCAGTGGGTGAACGCGCGCGCGAGCGGCAGCATCGGCGCCATGAATACTACCGCCCAACCTACGACCGATCCCCGCCGCCAAGCCAAGTTCATGTATTGGACGGGTTGGCGCGTCACCGATATCGCCGATCACCTGGGCGAGAAAGAGAAAACCGTCCATAGCTGGAAAGCCCGCGACGAGTGGGACCGTGCGGACAATGTTGAGCGGATCGGGGGCGCCCTCGAAGCGCGCTTGGTTCAGCTGATCCTCAAGGACGGGAAGACCAGCGGCGACTTCAAAGAAATTGATCTCCTGCACCGGCAGTTGGAGCGGCAGGCACGAGTTCAACGTTACCAGAGCGGCGGCACTGAAACCGACCTCAATCCCAACATCGCCAAGCGCAACGAGGGGCCGAAGAAGCAGCCCAAGCGTAACGAGCTGGACGAAGAGCAGATCGAGAAACTCGTCGATGCCTTCCGAGATAGCTGCTTCGACTACCAGCTCGACTGGTACCGCGCTGGTAATCAGCGCACCAGGATGATCCTCAAGAGCCGGCAGATCGGGGCCACCTTCTACTTTGCCCGGGAGGCGCTCATCGACGCCATCACCACCGGCCGGAACCAGATTTTCCTGTCGGCCAGCAAGGCACAGGCCCACCAGTTCAAGACGTACATGCAGGCTTTCCTCAATGAGGTCCTGGGCATCAAGCTGACCGGTGATCCCATCGTGCTATGGAACAATGCTGAGCTGCACTTCCTCGGTACCAACTTCCGTACTGCCCAGGGTCGCTCCGGGAACTTCTATTTCGACGAATTTTTCTGGGTTCATGGTTTCGCCGAGATCAACAAGGTGGCCTCGGGCATGGCCTTGCACAAGAAGTGGCGCAAAACCTACTTCTCGACTCCGAGCAGCATGGCCCATCCGGCCTACACCTGGTGGACCGGCGAGCGTATCAACAAGGGCAAGCCCACCGCCCAGCACATCCAACTGGACGTTACTCACGAAGCGCTGCAGCAGGGCCGGCTGTGTGAGGACAAGATCTGGCGGCAGATCGTCACGATCATGGATGCCGAAGCCCGGGGCTGTGATCTGTTCGATCTGGATGAGCTGCGATTGGAATACGACGCAGCAGCGTTCCAAAACTTGCTCATGTGTCAGTTTGTGGACGACGGTGCGAGCATTTTCCCGCTCAGTATGCTGCAGCCCTGCATGGTGGAAAGCTGGGATTGGCCGGGCTACAGCCCATTCTCCGCCCGACCTTACGGGGAACGCCCTGTCTGGGTGGGATATGACCCGGCAGAAACCGGTGACTCGGCCGGCCTGGTGGTGCTCGCTCCACCGCTGGTACCGGGCGGCAAGTTCTTCCTGCTGGAGAAACATCAGTTCCGCGGGATGGACTTCAACTCCCAGGCCGAGACGATCCGCCAGATCACCAGGCGCTACAACGTCGCCTATATCGGCATCGACACCACGGGCATGGGCAGCGCCGTGGCCCAGCTGGTGCGCCAGTTCTTCCCGGCGCTTCGCACTTTCACCTACAGCCCCGAGGTTAAAACCCGCTTGGTCATGAAGGCGTGGGACGTCATCAGCAAAGGCCGACTGGAGTTCGATGCCGGTGCAACAGACATCGCTCAGTCCCTTATGGCCATACGCAAAACCATTACACCTGGTGGTCGCCAGTTCACATACACCGCGGGCCGAAACGAAGCCACTGGCCACGCCGACTTGGCCTGGGCGCTATTCCACGCATTGCACAACGAGCCGCTTGAAGGCCAAACCGCAACCAATACTCGCATCATGGAGATCTTCTGATGGGCAACATCGATCTGGCCGGCGCCGCGCCGGGTCCTGCCGGCGAGCTGCTCGCCACCCCCAATGCCCGGGCCGAGGCTTTCACCTTTGGCGATCCGGTACCGGTCCTGGACGGGCGCGAGATCCTGGATTACCTGGAGTGCTACAGCAACGGCCGATGGTATGAGCCACCGGTTTCGCTGGATGGACTGGCCCGGTCGTCGAAGGCCAGCGTCTACTTGCAGTCTGGGCTGATCTTCAAGCGCAACGCCTTGGCCCGGACATTCATCCCCCACAGGCTGCTGACGCGCCAAGCGTTCGAGCAGATCGTCATGGATCTGGGATGGTCGGGCAATCTTTACCTGGAAAAGCGCGACAACATGCTTGGCCGGGCGATGGGGCTTCGTCCTTGCCTGGCCAAGTACATGCGCCGTGGTGCGGACCTGGAGACCTATTACCAGGTGCGCGGCTGGCGAGACGAGCATGAGTTCAGGGCGGGCAGCATCTGCCACCTGCGTGTGGCGGATATAAACCAGGAGGTGTATGGCCTACCGGAGTGGCTGCCAGCGCTGCAGGCCGCGTTGCTCAATGAGTCTGCCACGCTGTTCCGCCGGAAGTATTACCAGAACGGGAGCCATGCCGGCTTCATTTTGTACATGACCGACGCAGCCCAGAACGAAGACTTTGTCGACGACCTGCGTACGGCGATGAAAAGCAGCAAGGGCCCGGGCAATTTCCGCAACCTGTTCATGTACGCGCCCAACGGGAAGAAGGACGGCATTCAGCTGATCCCGATCAGCGAGGTTGCGGCAAAGGACGACTTCGGAGCGATCAAGAACATCAGCCGCGACGACCAGTTGGCCATGCTACGCATACCACCCCAGCTGATGGGCGTGGTGCCACAGAATGCGGGCGGCTTCGGTTCGGTCCGCGACGCAACTCAGGTTTGGGCCATGAACGAGCTGGAGCCTGAGCAGGCCAGGCTGAGTCAGATCAACGAATGGTTGGGTGAAGAAGTAATCCGATTCAACCCATATGAGATACCGCCAGGTAACATAAACTGATTTACGAAAAACAAAAAAGCCGCCAAAGAGGCGGCTGGTTTGGTGGTGGGTATAGTTTAAATCTTGGTGCTTGGTGCTTGGTGCTTGGTGCCTGAGGTAGGTCTAGATAATAAGAGCTGCTAGTGCTTCAACATCTGTAATTATCAGATTTTTACTTAGCGGTTCAATTATCTTGCCTTCGTAAACCAAAGTGTATTGAAAGCGATACTCTTTCTCTGGTGAGTAATCTGGGGTTTTTAGAAAAGCCATGCCCCATAAAAGTGGCTTCAATCGATCTAGTGTCAGATCGCAACCGTCACCGAATGTTAGCGCCCTTGGGGCATACGTAACCAGCCCATGTTGGACTGACAGGTCCAGTTTGTTGAGATCAAGACTTTCAGGGACAACGTGCTCGCCTTTTTTCCTCTTTCTCCATATCTCTCGTAGCAGAAGACGACCTAAACCATAGGCAAAAAGATTCGCGCGTTGGCGATCCATCAGCCACTGGGAGTCGTAGTGAGGCAAAATTTCGGCTGCTTCCTCCGGGGTCCGCACCTGCGCCATGCAAAAGATAAAACTGTTCAGCGCTTCTCGCTTTATTACTGCTGTCGAGTCAGTAAGTTCAACAGTCTTCCCGTCGATGACCCTCGGGTTAACATGAATAAAGTATGCGTCAGTACGCCCTGGGAATTGCACGGGCTCGACGCCATCTTCGTCTCCCCATAGGCAAATTGTATTCTGCATCAAAGTCTGAAACCAGGAACGCTCAACTGCGACTGTTCCTCTAAAGTTAAGCGAGAAAACGTAGGTGCCCTCGTCGGCATCAGCGATTTCCTTGATCTCTGTCGCCTGATACTCAAATAGAGTTCCTAGCTTCAGCGTATTCCTCGACTTAATATGGTCTTTGGCATAGCACCTTTTGGCTAATAGCATTTTTCATGTCCATCCATTGGGATAGTTGTCAGCAACTGACTTCGCAGCCAGCTTGCGCCCTCGCCACGCTTGGCTAAGCGTATCGGAATTTCTGTGCCCCTGCAGCAGGGCGCGGGCCGATCCGTATCTGGACTTAGCTAGGTGTGAGGTGGATGTGAGTTCTATCAGATGTCTGGTTTGGGGAAATGGGCCAGGGTGATCCTCTCCAACGCATCATCCGCTTCAATGTTCAGCCTCTTAATATGCGCTCTCTCTAAAAGGCCTACGATCGAAAATGCACTGATCAATCCATGGACATTCGCATGATGCCATGTAGCAGTATCTTTGTGTCCCCGGATATATCTTATAGCCTCCCGGACGATGATCATTGTTTCTTCAGCGTTGTTTGGTTTTTTGACCATTGCAGCCTCTAGTTTTCGTCGTCGCAACCTAATGCATCTACCATGTCAGCATCAGCTTCCTTGATCATTACTTCCCGCTCCAATCGATTGAATTCAACTGAGCTTATGAGACCTAGGTTCCTTAATGTTTCAATCGCCCCACGTGCGTAGCCAGCAGCATGAAATGCCCCAAGGCCTAGGTCATGTTTTTGGACTGCTGAACGCGCGTCGTTTAGAACAGACTCAACCTTATTTGTATCAAGCTTCATTCTTTTTCCTTTTTGAGAGCGGAGGTTGCCTTTGCGGTTGGGGGTAGCTGAGCGTAACTACGGTGTTTGCTTGATCTAAGAATCAGCTCGCGCCCCATCAAAGCGAGCGTCTCAGGCTTAAAGTTCCGAACCGTTACATCCATCCTCATTCTGTCAATCGCTCGAAAACCCAGCATTTGATAGTGCCTCCGGTTAATCGGCTGTGAACTGCGATGTTTTTGTGCAGACACCTAGGCGAGCGACTTTTCCACATGGCCTCACGCAGGGCTGTGTCGAATCGAAGCGATTGCCCATGTTCTCTGATCAAGCGGGAGAGCTCTGGCAAATTGACCGCCAGAACGTTTGAGCGGCTGGTGTGGTTATAGTCCACCCCTTTGCCGTCGAGATAAGCCAAAGCCTCCCAGAAAGACTTAAGGATATCCGGCGCGATGGGTTCGGTGCGACCCAGGCTGTCGATCTCTGGGGTAGGTAGGCCCAATGCATTAGACACGTCAGTTAGTTGCTGGTGGATTAACGTACGTAGCGCTGGGTCTCGAGTGCGATAGAGCTCTTTGCCTAAAGCTAGGCGAAGTCGGTGGTTAGCAATACGAGTGGCTGCCGTCGAGCGTTTATCCAACTGATACCCGCCGGTCTTTCGGAGAGCTGGCAGTACTTCATCGCAGACCCACGACTCGAAGCTTCTGGCCTCCTCCTTCCTGCTTTTGATTATCAGGCGGTAGAGGTTGCCTTCATCGATGAACTGGAGTTCCTGCTGGCCTTTCTCGGTGAGGGTGTAACGTTTCGTTATACCCTTCTCTCGGCAGTGGTCGCCCACAGTCTTGCTCGCATTGCTGTAGCCAAGGACTGTGCAAATGTCCTTCGCGCAGAACCAATGCTCCCCATCTTCTCCTGTCATCACTCGTACCGGCAGCGCATCAAACTCAAAAAGCACGGGGATGGTCATCGACGCGTTCCTTGCGGTGTCTCGTCCAGTGTGGAGCTCTGATCTGAATAGTTTGCCCAGCCTGGCAACGGCCGACAAGTCGTCCTACACCCGGCGCGCGCCCTCGTCCCCCCGCCACGCCTGCGGGCTAAACGTGTCGGAATTTCTGCGCCCCTGCAGCCAGGGTCAGACCGCCCCGTGTCTGGGCTTGGTGGGGTGATGAGCTGTGTGCGAGTTCTGCGAATCCCTGCAGCGGAGGGGTTTCTGGTGGCGAAAGGGGAGCTGGGGCGTCTCGTTCTGGGGGAGCCCATGGGAAAAAGGTAAGTTTTTGTGGAGGGGGCTTGATGGAGGCTGAGGTGCCCGGATTTGCTGGGGTTGGCAGCTAACTTTGGATGGTTAGGAATGGTTAGGTTTGAGGTTAGGGATTCTCAAGTGCCTGATTTTAAAGGGTTTTATTTTTCAGAAACTGACTATAGGAAAAGGTAAGGAAATTACTATTACTTAACCAAAACCTAACTTTTACAGGTCTTCTGGAGCCCAGAGACGGAGAGGGATGCAGCCTGTTCGCCAAAAAACTAACCGACCTAACCTTTTTCCGATGGGTCAACATCAAACGGTGGTCGCCCCTAGGGGGAGGCTGCTCGAGGGTGACGCGCAGATCTGCTTCTGCACACGCCTCTTGTTACGTGCGTTGTTACGCGTACTGTCTAAACGACATGAGGAAACGCGCGTAACTGCTTGATTTGGTGGTGCCGGCACCAGGAATCGAACCCGGGACCTACTGATTACAAGTCAGTTGCTCTACCATCTGAGCTATACCGGCAATGGGGCGTCATTATAACGATCGTTTGGCGCCTGTAAACCACTTCCTTGCGAATGTTCGCAAAAGACCTAAGTCACCGGCCCAAAAGGAGAATTTTCCTACCAGCCGCGGTGGATGGTGTTGACGCTTGGCTCGCTTTTGCCCGGGTTGAAGAACAGCTTGTCGTTGTCGCAGCCGCGCTTGCGGCAGGGGCTTTCGGTGCGCAGGGGCAGGCCGTTGTCGCCGCCCAGTTGCATGCCGGGGTGGTTCCAGCCAAGGTTGCTGTTGTGGTGAGGCGAGGGGCCGTTGGCGCAGCCGGTGATGGCCAGGGCAAGGGTCAACAAAGCGAAGGATTTGGCTCGGGTCAC